TTACTAAAACAATGTTATCTTAACCTAAAAACACAAGATGGCTTTACTGATGCAGTTGATGCTTAGATATATCTATACGACACTACGTTAAGTTAGTATCATGCGTGATGGTGCAGATGGTGTGTTAGTAGGTATAATAATTTTAAGTTTATTATTGGCGACCACAGGAACACCCTCAATACAAGATTTTGAAAGAGACGGTACTATAACTTGCAGGAGTGTAAGTGGTGAAGTAATACAAAAAGAATCGCCGGTTACTTTAATTGTAAAAGTAAACGATGAAGTTTCAAATGAGATTAAAACATATAGTGTATATGTTTCTTTAGATGCTTATTCTAATTATAGTGTAGGAGACACTCATAAAGAACAAATATGTACTCTTATTGATTACGAATACTATAAAGAAATAATTGATGCGTTGTTAGAAAGCGGCATACTAGGTTAGTAACTTTTTATAAGAGACACGCATAATGTGTAAACATGGCTGACGGCGAAAGGGTAAAAAGACTAGGTAAAATTGTCTACATTCCACCCGATAAAGCATATACTAACATAAACATTGAAGAGACACCCTTTGGCTTCAAGTTATATCGAGAGGGCGCAACTAGGCACTTTACAGTAATACCTACTTCCGCAGTCAAACAAATAATATACGATAGAGGCGAATAAAATGACAGAGAATAACACAACCATAGAAGAATGTATAACAGACTGTATAGAGGCGGCTTCGTCATCAATCTTTGATGATATAGAAATTGTACTTGTAGCAGTTGTCGCTTTACTAGGTATTGGGGCTTGGGCTTACAAAAAATACCAAGTATTAAATGCAGACGGAAAAATATCTCTCGATGAGATTATAGATTCCATTGACGAGGTAAAAGAAAAAGCCGAAGAAGCAAAAGAAGAGATTGAGAAAATAGAAAAAACTCTTGATTCTCACAATGTTGCTGAATTGAAAGCAAAACTAAAAGAAGCAGGGCTTTCAGTAAAAGGCAAAAAAGCAGACCTTGTGGCTCGATTAGAAGCACACATGGGTGAGGCTTAGTGGCCGCATCAGATGTTTTTTCAATAAGATTAGACAATTTAGAAGAGACTACTAAAAGACATGAAAGATTGATTGAGCAACTTGTTCAATCTCAAGTAAGTATGCAGACAGGTCTTGCTAAAGTGGCTACCGAGTTAGAAATAACTAATGGACTAATAGGTACATACATGGGTAATATGCAAAAGATTATTTTTACCCTAATAGCAATTGTAGCAGGCGCTATGGGTATTTCAACACAGATGTGATATTATGAATCAAGAAGAGTGGCATAGTTGGTGCAACGGGGTTACTGATAAACTCACAAACCTTGAAATGACACTTAACTCCTGTCATAAAACACAGAAGCGTATGCTTTTTAGTATTATATTAATTTTAACAGGTGGATTAGGGTATGGTTTATTATTGCAGTTCTAGCGACGTTGGTATGCGTTTAGGTTTAAATAGCGCACAACGTACACAAGCGGCATCTAAACTTATTCTTGCTATACGCAGGTCTACCATAGATATAGACCAAGTGTTTAAAGATTACGGTAGAAACGTACCTAGTAAATCAATAGCAGAAACTACTGCTAATGGTGCGGTAAGTGCGGGCGCTACTACTATGACACTAACAAGCGCCGCTTCCTTTACTACAACAGGTAATGGTAATATAGATGGAGATTCTTTTGTATGGACAGGTAAAGATGCTAGTAACTCTAACATACTAACAGGCGTTAGTGGTATTAGCGCAGACCATGCAACAGGGGTTACTATTCAATCGGGCGAGTTTGCTCACGTTCTTAGAGAAATATGTGCTGATATAGCCGCCGCTTATTACATGGAAGATGAAGGTACATTTCAAGAAAACTCTTTGCGTGGTGGAGTTTTAAGAGAAAGAGGTACATTTAACCTAACTAGGCTAGCCCATTTGGGTAGTGTAGATTAGGTGAGGGTATGAAAGGATATACAAAAGTACCTTACGACCATGCCGGTTTTCCTAAAATTGATGCCGTAGGTAAGTTTAGGGCTAATGTTGTAAAACAGTTAGACAAACAACAAACGACACTAGACCGTGAAGTTAAAAAAATGCCTACTTATATCGGACCAAAAAGTAGTAAAAATCTAAAAAATAGATTATCAACAACAAGGAAAAGCGAAAATAGCAATATAAAAATAGATGCTTATTTTGACAAAAGTGCTTACGATAAAATGCTTAAACACATAAATAAAGAAATAGAAAAGAAAATGGCTAAGGCTATGGATGATGCGCTTGTTCACGCTACTTCAAATACACAAAGTGAAATTGAAAGTATGCCTAGAGAGTTTAAAGGTGTTTACTCAAAAAATACCGCAGTCGATGGTGATTTGTACGACAAAATAGCCAACTCTTTATTTTTTGGTCTTAAACAATCTAACAGTAAAAATCAATTTTCTTCTTTTACGGCAGGGTCTTATAATGATTCTCAGTCATTAGAGGGAGAGCCTGAGGGTGTGGAAGGTAGTAGGGGTGCTAATCTTACTCTATTAACGGCAGACGGTATGAGTCCTTTTAAAATAGATTCTCACCCTTTAGGTGGAACAAAAAGATTAGTTAATCACTTAAAGAATGCAAGAGGTGGTTAGTATGAGTATAGCAACAAAAACACAATATTGGAATAGTAGGATGACGGGTTTAGACCCTACTGCTTTAACAGGTACATTTAATGATAGTTGGTCGGCTAGTGGTAGTGGTTCAGCATCCGGTAATGATTGGTTAATTACTAACGGAACATACACAATTACTCCCGAAGCAGGCGGCTCTTACACATTAGTTGCCGCCTTTGAATATACTACTGCGCCAAACTCCGGCACTGTTCTTATGACTTTAGATAATGGTACACATAAAGTTGAAGTAAAATCCACAGGTAATAACTCATCACTAAGTTTAGTAGGTGCTAGTACAGTTACCATTACTGATTTGGACATCAAAAAAGAAGAAGAAAGCCCCGTTACTTTAATCTTAAGATTAACTTTAGAAGCAGGAGGGGCGGCAAAACTTTACACTCACGAAATAGTCAACGACTTTAGTGGGACAATAGCCTATTATAGTGTTACAGGCGCTTCAGGAAGCAGTCCGGCAGTCAAATGGGGTAACAGTAGCGGTAGCGTAAAATGGGCGGCTATACACTACTCTAAGTTCGGTGCGTTTTCTCCCGAAGAATTATTAATATCTGACTTTGCACAAGATACTTTGGCAAGAATGGGTCTTGGAATAGTTCAACAACTAAAAAGTAGTAATAGAATGTATCTAAAAACACAAGTACCGGACTCATCAATAGTATATGGTTACGACATATCTTCACAAATGCTTAACAGAATACCTGTACCAAGCATACACGTTTTAATATCTGAATTAAACTCACCTAATTTTGAGTCATTAGGCGGGGCTAAAATAACACAAGAGTATGATGTTAGGGTGTTTATTACTGTTAGAGGTACTAATTATGAAGATGCTTACCGAGCAGGTCTTAATATTATGGGAGAAGTATTTGATGAGTTATATACAAATACAGGTGTTTCAGGAACAACAGACAGTATTATTTCTTATGATGCTAAATTAGACTCAAAAATGGATGATGACGAGACTGTTTGTGTTCATGTTCTCACACTTACTTATATGAGAAGAATAGATATGAGACACAGATAATAATATTGATAAGGCAGTCCTTACCTCATCGTACTATACTAGAGGCATTTATATGGTAGAGTTCTTAAATAGATATGTTGGAATAAAGAAAGAAGCGACGTATGGCACAGTAGCAGTAGGTGCTATAACTACGTTTAAACACGGAGAAGTTGATGATGAATCATTTGCTACACGAATGGATATGTTGACAAGACAAGACATGAGTAGAGCGATTGTTAGTAAATCAGTAACAGGTACAGAATATTCAGAAGGCGGCCTTAATATGGCTATGCAAATTGATGACTTTACAGGAAATGTTTTAGCGGCATTTTTCCCTGCTACAAGTTACGCATCTAGTGGTACAATACATACTTTTGAAGAGCCAAGCACAACTTCACACTCTTACAATTCATACAGTTTTACAGTAGGTAGAGAAGATAGAGAGATAACTTACAAAGGAATGGTAGCAAACTCATTATCAGTAACAGCAAACGTAGGAGAATACGTTATGATGAGTGCTGATTTCGTAGGCCAAAGAGAAGTAGTTAGGACACTAGGTTCTGCTTATTCTAGTGGCGCTACATCTTTAGTGTTATCAGCAGGACAAGGTGCAGGATTACACACAACAGGAACAGGTTTTGCAGGCGGTGTTGCTTTTACTTGGAGTAACTTAATCACAGACACACTAACAGTAGCAGACTTAGGTGCAAGCGTAGTAGCAGGTGCAGTAGTGGAAATTAACCCACAATCAGTTACTTTTGCAGGAGATGCAGTAGACGCTCTTTACTTTTCTAACGGTTCAGTAAACTTTGACGATGTAACAGGTAATGCACCGGCGGCATCAGCAAGCGTTAAATCAGTTGATTTCCAAATTAGCCTAAACCCCGATACAGACAATACATACGCAATAGGAGACAGCACATACAGCAGTAGACCAAAAATGCAGAGAAGAGAAATTACAGGAACAGTTGAGTTTAACAAAGTTATGTACCTAGACCAAACACTTGACGAACCGGATTATTCAGCATTAGTTTCAGCAGACGGATTAGATTATTCAACTGTTGATGATGCACCAACAATGGTATTAAAGTTTGCTGATGAAGCAGGCACAAACCATATTACTTTTAACTTCTATCACATTAGATGGGAAACACCTACTGCTAACGTAAGCGGAAGAGATACAAATACAATGAGTGTTGGTTTCATAGCACTATATGACGCAACAACAAGTGGTGCATCTAAGGCTATGAACGTAAAAATGGTTGGCTCTACAAGCACAACAGCATACTAAGGTGATTAAATGAAAGATTTTATAGATTCATTAAAAAGAGATATACCGGAACACATGATGGAAACACTTTTGTCTATGACTGATAAAAGAAAAGTTATGAAGTATTGTAAGCAATACCCAATGTTAAAAGTAGAACCTAAAGTTGTTAAAAAGGTAGAAGAAAAACCTAAAACTAAAGTTGTTTTACCCGTAAAAGAAAAGAAAGAAGAGTAATTCTTTATTAAAGGAATACCTTTTACAATGTATTAGCGAGAGCGAGAGTGTGGTATTATGCCTGTAATGAAGAAAGAGATAGAGTTAGAAGATGGAACAAAGATTTGGGTTAGACAAGCCTCCGGTATGGAAAAGTTAGCAGTAACTAATGTTCAAGGAAGGGCATTTAGAAAAATGCGCCACGCAGGTGAGCCGGAAAAATGGACAGAAGAACAAGAGCAAGAGTTTACTAGTCTTATAGAAGATGGCGGCGGAAGCATACAAGACCAAATTACTACTTGGATTCCTCCTTGTATAATAGATGAAGATTTTGATATTAATTCTTTAACAACAGAAGAGTTAATGGAAATTTTGTTTTTCGTAAGAGGGGATGACAAGGATGGCGCTATCCCTTTGTAGACTTTATTAGAGTAGCCCCCTCTCTATGTATGGCCTTTAAGGGGGTTTTACCCTCTGACCTATGGTTAAAATATAACGTAAAAGGTGGCGCACATTTAATGGATTTAGACCTTATTGTAGCGGCTAATATTAATGATAGTATAGGTGAAGCAACTACTAAAGCGAAGAAAACAGATGCAAAGGGCGCAGTTGCTAGACGCGACCAAAGAAGGGAAAAACGCAAACTATTAAACAACAACAATAGTCTACTCGATATATTGAGAGATAGCGGAGTGCCTGTCGAGGGCAAGAGTAGTGATAATTAAATATGATAGAGACAATTTATATGGACTCATACTTAGAGTTTGTTATTCCTTTTGTTTTTATCGTAAATGCTGTTACTCTATTAGTATTACGTTCCGGTGCTTCTAAAGTTTTCTTCGACATTGTAGGTACGTTTCAAGCACAAAGATTAATCAAAGATGCAAAAGCATCACAAACCGTATTCGAGGCTTTATACCTAGATTCTCTATCGGGAATACAGGAAGGCGCACAAGAATTAAGTGATATATTTACTGAAATGACTGATAGAGTAATACCTATCGTAAAAGAAATAGAAGAAGCAAGAATTGAATTAGAGAAATTTATGACTGTTACGGGTGTTGAGGCAAGAATAGCGGCAAATGAAATAACAGAAATAGGTTTGGCGTTTGGTTTTAGTGCCGACCAATCAATGTTAGCCGGTGCAAAAATGGCTCAGTTGTCTGGTGTTTTAGGAGCAGGCAGTCTAGCGACGGGTACAGAAGTGGGTATGGCTTTTGGTCTTATATCCGGCATGGAAACAGATGCGGCTATGCAACGTATGATTAACTTGCAGGCACAAACTAAGTTTATGACTAAGGGCATAGAAGATGAAATGTCCGTTAGAGAAAAAAATGATAGAATTAGAATGAACAGCCTACGTATTCTTAATCAACTAAATACTGTTGAGAATAGGTCGGTTGCTACAATGGAACAGATTACTTTCGTTATGAATCAATTCGCATCACAGGCTGAGTTGACTAATGAAAGTATAGCAAGTATGGCGGCTTTATCCGCTACACTTATTGAAGCCGGTGAAGAACAAGGTAAAGGTGGTCGTGCTTTACGTATGATGTACGCTAGACTTGGTGCTGACATTAACGGCTCAAGAAAAGCAGTTGAAGATTTAGGTATTGCTGTCGCCGATAACGAGGGAAACATGAGAGCGTTTTCAGATGTATTACAAGACTTAGCAGTTGAGTATAACAAAATGAGTGGTGAAAGAAAAACTGAATTGGCTCAAACAGTAGCCGGTAACAGACATTATACTCGTCTTATTAAATTACTTGAAAACGTAGATAGGGTAAAGGAGTTGGAGTTTGAAGCAACAATTGCTATGTTCCCTGCTATGGATGAAATAGAAAGAAGAAGAGGAACGGAAATATTTGCTTTGCAGAAAGCAGAAATGGCTTATAAAAATTATAGTGCTTTATTGGGAGAAGAATTAGTTCCTGCTATGACTGATGTTACTAACAAACAAGCACTTATAATAAAAGATTTTGCCGGAATGGTAAACAGTCTTGGTGGTGTTGGTGATGCTATGATAGGCGTTACTCAAGGTATGAAAACAATGATTGGCCCGACTTTTAATATGTTGTTAAACATACAAAACATGACTGTTGCTATGGACACTAATAGAATAATTAGTAGGGCTTTAGCCGGAGAAGGGATAGCAGGATTAGATAATGCTTATTCTCAATTAAGCCAAAGTTTAAGTTTACATTTAACTCATCAAGAGAATAAACAACGGGCAGACGAAACTGAACACGAAGCGACTTTAAGAAAAAATAATGCGTTAAAATTATTAATACAAACCCAACAAGAATATAACGATGCTGTAAGTGCGGGTAATATGTACGATTTAGCAAAGTCTGATATTGACTTTAACACTTATCTTTCGAATGATGTTGATGCAACAGGTGAAAGAATAAGAGTACTAAAAAGATACGAAGATTTTCAATTAAAAATGTTTCAAGGTAAAGCAGATAGGCGAAGAAGAGATGCGGCGGCAGAAAGAAAAACAGCAGGTGAGTTTAGTGCTATGGCTAGGGTACAAATAGACGTAGCAGATAGAGCATTAATGGCTACTCAGCAAAGTGGTACTCAAGAAGTAAATGGAATAAAAACTACCGCACAAACAAGACATGACGCACACGTGCAAGCAGTTGACCTTAAAGAAGAGTTTTTGCGATTGAAAAAAGAACACAATGAAGCGGCAAGGGCTTTAGATGAGGAAGCAAATCAGTTTGAAAAGAGAATACGTGGCGAAAAAAAGGCTAGGCATAAAGATGATATAAGCGAATCTAAGGTTGAGAATGATTTAGTCTTAAATAAAGCGCAGATGTATAATGGACTTACTTCAACCATGTTAGGTGTAGGAAGTGCTATGATGTTGGTTTCTAATAATCAACGTATAGTAAGGGGTGGTATGTTAGCAAATGCGGCGGCTATGACTTTACATACAGTAAAAATGCTTGCATCAATTGGTGCTTTTAAAGGATTTAATATGGTACAAGCAGAAACAATTTATAATATGGGAGTAGCACGTTATAAAAGTATGCAAGAAATATACACAAACGCACAAAAAACTGTATCACAAAACGCATACACTATGTCTATTGTTGGTTCTTCTAAAGCCATGCAAGGTTTAGCCGCATCTGCTGTTGTGGCCACAGCCGCTACTAAAAGTTTAATCGCTATGTCCGGCCCACTTATTCTTTTAGCATTAGCAAGTGTGGCGTTAATGGAAATAGCAGAAAAATTCGGTTTGTTTGAAACACCCGATTTAGAATCAAGTATGGCGGGAATTAGTTCTGCTAGTTTAGATACGGCGGCAACAATTGATATATTAAACGAAAAACTTACTGCGGGGGAAATAGACGCACGAATAACAAAACAAAAAGATTTAGTAGATAGCCTAAAAGATGCTACCGGCGCTTTACAAGTTGCCGCTAGAGAAGCGGCGACACAAGAGTTACTTAATTTAAATACTGCTAAAAATGTAACAGTGTTTCCTAGTTTAGATACTTCACAAGCAGAAGGTTACTTTACTTTACTAGGTCGATTAGATAAGGCAAGAGATATGTATAGAAATAAATACTCAATGGGTCATTTTGATGGTAAGGAAAAAGAAGCACAAAAGGCTTTAGATAATTGGATTGACAGTAATGAAATTTTACACAATAATATTTTACAAAGTGGTGCAGAAGATTATAGGCAATATTCTATTGCGGCTAAACAATACAAAGAAGATATAGAAAATCAATTTGACTCGGAAATAAACGGCATTGGTATGATGGGTACTGCATACGATGAAGCAAAAGATAAGATGAATGATTTTATGAATGAAAGAGAAGAAATGTTTTATGGGTTTAGTAAAGATAATTTAACGGGTGATTTAGTTAGGCAAGTTACGCAACAAGGAGTTGATACGTTAATTACTACTACCGAAGTTATAATGACAAATAATTTTAATGGTATAAGTGTACCACAGATGGTAGATATTATAATAGACGAGATAGAGGGTAGGGGTAGAACGCACGGATTTGACTTTTCCAATACTACTTAGAGTGTGATAATATGGTAAGAACAGTAGAAAAAAAATATCAAGTATGGCTTGCAGGCTACTACGATGATTTTAACGGTGCAAGAGCAATACCGGATTATTTACAATTACCTTCTGATACATTATACTCATCAACACTAAGTCATTTTGGAAATCCTATAAACGGTGAGGCTTCTCTCAATCCAAGATACAGATTTAGTATAGCAGATAGAGATTTAATAGGCTCTATTCAAATTAGTGGGGTAAGTAATGCTAATGATAATCATTATCTTAGTAACAACGGTATATTTGAGTGGTTATCTAATGATGTAACAAGACAAAGTTATAACAAATGGGAAGGTAGAATACAACTACAATATCCTGATGGACACGTTGCTAACAGATACAGATTTGGCGGCAGTACAGCACAAGGAAATATAGGTTATCAAAGATTTGTTAACGGACACGACAGTAGTGGTACTTATATTGTTCCTGTTGGAGATAATGATGCTACTTTTGGTAGGGCAGGTATGAAAAGATTTGACATGGAAACTACTAATAAAACAAACTACGTAGCCGGAGATGCCGGATTAATTTCAACCACAGGAGATTTCGTACAAAGAGCGCATCTTACAGGCTCTTGGATGGGAGAAAAAATGCGTACCACTACAACAGATACACCGGCTCAAGTGTTTGCAGAAGTTACTTCTCCCTCAAAACAACCTTTTCTTTGTGTTCAGAGTAGTAGAAAATCAATAGCAAACAATGGTACTACTAATTATGCACCAACTATAATATATGACGGTGCGTTAAATACTAAATTAGATAGAGATGTTTTTACCGCAAGAGTAGCCTTAAGAAGTTATTTGTCTACCGCAGACAATTGGGATGATGTAGCAATACGTTTTGAAATAGGATTTCCTTCAACGCAAGCGGGTTTGTTAAACGACACCGGATATACACGAAGTTCAGACGTACCTGCAATAGATTTTAAGTTAAATATGTCCGAAATAAGTTATAACACTAAGGCTTTAATACATGATGGTAGTAACGCTGTATCTTATACTAATGATAATTCTTGGATTGATGTTGATTTTGTGTTTGATTACACTAATAATAAGTTTAAGGTTTATTATAACGGTACGGAATATACAACACAGAATAACATAAATGGGGCAGGTGGTTATGATAATGGGTATAGTATGCCTAATGGTACTACCGCAAGCAATTTATATGGTTGGCAAATGACTGTTCAAAGCACAGAAGGTACTGATGGTAATTACGGTTATGTTTCTTATCTAATGTTAGATAGAGTAGGTTTAGTAAGATACCTTACAGATGATATAACTACTACTGATGAAATACATATAGAAAGTCTTTCCTTAAATCAACCCGTTAACGGTATAAGTAATTGTAATATTAAAGTAAGTGATGACCCCGACAGGGCGACCAACGGAAATACAGGATTAGTAGCAACAGATTATGTGGAAAATTTAAAAGATTTGTTTGTATCTAGCACATCTTTAAATTGGAAATTATTAATTTTTGGAGATATAAATTCAAAAATAGATAGACCAATATGGAGAGGTCATATAGATAAATTTGATATAAAACAAAGAGGAAGAAGTAGGGAAATATCTTTTTCTGCTCAAGATTCTTTTATTTTGATGGGAAAACAAATACCTTTATGGGAAGTAGGACAAAAATCATTAGATGATAACTCCCAAGAGATACCTTATTGGTTGTATGACGCACAAGGATTTAAAAATATAATGAATCTAGGTGCGTCTAACCTAGAATTAAATGATGAAAATATAGGTTTTGAATCAATTAGTAGTTACAAAGAAACATCAGACCAAAGAACGCAATTACATAGTGGTTTACCTATACAAATGTATAACAACGAAGATAGTCTTGGGCCAAATAATATAGAAGATTTTTATGAAGGCGTAAGAATAATAGGTTTTGATGAAGATACTAGTAGTAATACTAGATTTTATTTGAGTGCAACACCAACATTATTTAGTGCATTAAGCACTAATTTTAATATAGTAAGTACTAGACACACTACTACTTCCGCTATACAATTTAATAGTATTACTAGTGATAATATAGTAACTGCTAATCCGTTATCATATAATCCTGAAAGTGCAAAAATAATCTATATAGGAAAACAACAGAGTCTACTAACTCTTGATAGTGATTGGGTATATCCACCAACCGACCCTGATAATTTTGGTGAAGATGCTTGGAAAGAGATAGTAGACAAACACCCTGCATACGAAGATATAGAGCCGTTTTCTGGGCCTCATAATATGCACGTTTATTTTGATGCAGACCCTAATTTACAATTAGGAGACACAATATATATAGATAACCAAAATATTAATAATACGGTTAATTTAAATACCGCTTACTACAAAAAAGAAGGTCATAAAATAATAAAAATAGATAAAATATTAAGTTATTTTGGTAATTTGCCCGCAAAAACATACCGTAATAATACTTTAGCCGGACATCATGATGGTACGGGTAGAATATATATTTGGGTAGTAAAAACAGATACAGAAATTACTAGTAGAAATTGGTCAACACAAAGTATTCCCGAACACGGTATCTATACGGCTAATAGTTTTAACACAAGTAGTTTTAACAATACACAAACAAGTATTGTTTTAAATAATACACATGGATTTACAGGTAACGGTACAGCAAGAATAAAATTACCTTTCCCAATCGCTGTTAGTGGTGTTCTTCATAGATATATAGAGTTTACTTATACCGGAATTATCAACTCACAACACACACTAACGGGTGTAACTAGAGGAAGTGGCTCTTTTAACCAAAACCACCCCACCTTAGCAGGCTATTCTACACATGGTGCGACTGTTTATCAAGTACCTAATAGTGGTTCGGTTTATCCTAATTTAAACAATAGTACATTACTTGAGGGTGATAATAGGTTTCAATGGAGTAAAGACACAGGGCGTATAAGAGGTGTATGGAGTAATGAGGCAGAAGAAATTAAGAATAGAGCAAACCATGCTTTATGGATGAGAGATTTGCCTATGAGTTTATGGTTTCAATATCACTTTGGTATAGTAAACGTAAACTACGTAAATAAAACCTTACCTAGCGGCGTAAATGCAAATATTTATAGTGCTATGAATAATGGGTCATCACAAACAATATCTCCTACGACAACAGCAATTAAAGTACACCAAAAAACCTACGAAAATTTTCCTAGTCATGGTGTAGTTGAAATATGGAGGGGAGATGCACAAGGTAGTGCGGGTACATACAGTAGTAATAATTTAGTATATGAAGAAAAGTTTATTTATAGGGGTAAAAAAATAGTAAGTGGTGTGTATTACTTAGTTGGTGTAAAATATATTGCGGGTACTTATGTTTCTGCGGGTGATGCCAACTCAACATCCCCCCCTTATTATTATATGAGGGTACAAGAAATAAGTAATGACTACAAACATCTTTGGTTGCTTTGGGCTGATATGAGAAATAATGGTTTGGCCGATGCAGACGGTGGTTTCAGAAAGAAAAACTTTGGTTTACAACACCCTATGTCTGAAAATTACAAATTAGATATGTTTTATGCAGACCAAGTTGACGAAAAAGGTAATATTGATAAATTTGGTAGTTTAGATATAGGAGATGATATAAATATATGGAATGTTGATTCCACAAATGACACAAGCACAGGGGCGGCATACTCTAAACCTGCTGACTATTCTTCTTCACAAACAGTAAGTAGTATAGCAAACGATGTATCTAGTGGTAAGTTAAAAATACTTACATCAGAAACAGGAACAGTAGCAGTTGGAAATTATATTCATCTTATAGGTACTGCCGACCATGACGGAATACACAAAGTTGCTTCCGGTGGCTTAAGCAACAACGCACATTTTATTACTGAGACTACATTTGTTAGCACTACGGTAAATACAGAAGGGGCAATTTACTGCCCAACAACAGGTAGCGACCAAGATTTATCTTACTACCATGATTGGGAAAATAAAGCAGGTGCATTATTAGTAGTAGATGCCTCAAGATTCTTTAACCTTAATACTAATGCTAACAGTGGTAAAACAGGGCAGTTAAGTGGTTTAGGTACTGATTTAGGAGATTACGTACAAACAAGGCAAGGATTCCCCGCATTAATAGATAACTATTGGGCAGAAGCATTACCTTCTTACAGAACAACAGGAGATTTAACGGGAGAACACCCTTCACAATACAAATTATTATCAGACGTTACCTTAACTGATGGTCTTATCTCAGGTTCAAAAGGAATTGCTATTGATGATGCTACTAAGTTTGGTAGTAGTGGGGTAGGTAGTATAATTTTAAAATATAATAATAATAATGCTTTAAATAGAAAATATTATTTTGCGTGGGGTAATAAATTAGCAACAGAATATAGTAGTAGTAGTGCTGTCGACGCTAACCCCGTAGTTAATTCTAGTAGTTCTAATTTTAATGGTAATATAACAACCACTATAACAAATACCGGCGAGTCTCATGTTACTTCACAATTAAAAGAAGGTATGTTAATAAGAAGAACAGACGTAAGCGCAGGAGAAACTTACAATGAAACAATAGTCGATGTTATAAGTAATACACAATTAGAGGTTAGTGGTACTTGGGCAGAAGGTAACACTTATGTTGTGCCTGTTCAATTAGGTAAAGTTTATATTTGCCATAATGAGTTTGATGAAATAATATCAAGCACACTTGATGGTTTAGAAAGAGCAATTTTCGCTGAATATTCGTTGGCAGGTAGTTGGGGGGATTACGGCGTAGATATTACTTATGACTCAGCCAATGAGCCTGACAGTTTCCAAGTACATTCAACTGCATATCCGCAATATATGTTAAGACTTTTAATGCACCTAAATGGTTATATTAAAAACAAAAATAGCGGTACTTTTTATGAAAGTGATAAAGTTAGAACACTTTGGAATGCCGCAATTATGGACACTTGGCTACCACCAACAATTTTATACAGTATGTATGATATAAACAATGTTCCTATAACAAATATAATGACAAGTTATAGTGATACAGATAGCAACGATTCCTACGGCTCTATGGTTGATGCTAGAGGAAGGACTATATTATCTACTATACAGAAAATGAAAAATGCTAGTGGCGTAGGTGAAGATAATAATATAGATATTTCTTTTTCATACCTAATAGGTAAAGATAATAGAGTTGAGTTTAGACCTAAATACAAAAGTAATATTAATTTTACTAGAAGTAACATAAAAATAAATAGTTTAAGCACTAAATTAGATTCACAAGTTACAAATATTAGAGTGTATTATAATAACGGTAAAAGTTTTGTTGATTGGCCGTCTACTACAATATCAAACACAACACGTTGGAAAGTTTTAGAATACCCTAAAATAAAACAACATTCAGAAGCAACACATATTGCTAAAAAACAATATGCTACATCAGTTAATGCGCCTTTTGAAGTTAGAATATCACCTGTAACTACTACTGCTGAAAAATCTAAAATGATAGATACAGGTAGGTATGGTTACATAGCGGATTCTTACGTAGCACTAGAGGGTACGGATGACGGTTATACAAAAGTATGTAATTGGACTAGGTTAGGTACAGGTGGGGTTTTGTTTAATGGTATGGTAAATGCTTTAGACGGCAACCAAAAAACATCTAGTAATTTGTATGCAAGATATGGAATAAGTAAAGACGCTACATCAAGCGGTGATGTAAGTTGGGGAGACAATTATTATTGGTATGGTAGTGGTTCTATATCTAATGCGGTACAGATAGTACACATACCTAATGGTACACCGTTTGTTAGCGACAACCATACACACCCTATGCGTATATGGATAGATTTGAAGGCTTCACAAGAAAGTGATGCTACCATAGATACTGCCGAGTTCACTATAAACGTAGGTGATTATTCATTTGATAATGCTACTAAATCAGCAACTAGTCAAAGTAGTGTTACCGTAAATGTAAAACATAGTGGCTTCTATGAAATAGCATTACCTTCCACATACAGCGACACAAGTGTAGGTAACATGGTAGTTAGTTTTAACGCAGAATATTGTAGGGCTTTACTACGTCATAGATGTGGCGACCCTACACACGCAAACATTCTAAAACAAGTGGCTACTAACACTAACACAATATTCCCTCTAGGTATGAGAGAATACAGCGAGATGGGTGCTATGGGTACTACTAGAGCAAAATGGTATGCCCCTAAGATTCTAGTAACTAGAGATTTGTCTTACACTCCTGCTACTTTCGTAAATGTTACAGATGCAGGTTTAGGTGTGTCTAATGAAAATCTAGTTATAACAAATGTTAGGTATGCTTTAAGAGCAGGGGCAAGTGAAGAGTTAACTTTAACACTAGAAAGGGATGAATCAATAACTGCTAGTAGGTTAATACAACATCTTTTTGGTACTGATGACGGACAAGATAATGATGGTCAAGATTTTGGAGACGACGGTGGAGTTATAAAACCACCTATAAGTAAGCCCGATGAACCAATAGATGATAGACCGCAATTACCGCCGCCCGATACCGACCCCGATGCTGATGAGAATAACGAATCGTTTCAGACATCTAGGGGTAAACAAAGACAAAGAAAATTAACTAAAGGTAGTAAAATGAGCCTAAAAAAAGATATGTTTTCGGGGGATGGGAAGTTTAGCATTTTGGGACAAGAAAAACCTCAATCTATACCCACTATTATGAGAAGTATAGAAGGTATGGATGTAGATATAGTAAACACTAGTGGTACTGCGGTACTATCTTCCGAAGGATATGTTTTTGCCGGTACAGGATTACAAGGTAGTGATAGTTCTTCTATCTCAAGTCAAGAAGTATCTATCGAAACTACATTCGTAGTACCCTATGATGTAATGTCAAATAGATTTAGTATTGACTCTATAATATCTCATTCATCATCTCATTCTGTAAGTGATAACGCTACTCTTTATAGCACAATAAAATGTATGGAAACAGGAAAAACTCTGAGTCATAATACCACAGTAAGAAGTGGTCTTAATAAAGAAAAAATTACTATATTCCCTAGCACTAGATTAACAGGTATGGAAACTAGCGGTAATAATATTAAGGTAACTATAACTAGAAAGCCAAATACTTTAGAGGATGGTTCACACGAAGCAAGTATAGTATTACACAACTTACAAATTAAGATGCACAGGGCAGTAGCCCACAGTCCTTCATCATCTAACAATTTTTCGACTATCACTTGAGTGGTACATCTTCTAAGTTATCTCTTAGTGCTAGTATATCCTGCGCTCTTTGCCTACCTACACCCTTGACAGCCATAACTGCTTTTTGAGTAGTCCTAAGCCTAAGTAGTTTAGGTATGCTACCAAACTCTTCTAATAAATCCTGAGCCATAGTAGGGGTTACTCCTTTTACGGAAGAAAGAAATGCGATACGAGGGTCTAACTCCCCCTTTTTTATAGCCTTTTGTGTATCTGAATCGTGATTAGAGAAAGCCATTCCTAGTTGGGTATGATTTACTACTAACCATTCGACAAACTCATCCATAGTATTCAATTCCATATACTTAATTTTAGGGAATCTTTGATGAAATGTCATTTTGAATTGTGTATTTACTTTTTTCATACGAGACATTTCGGTAGCAATTTGTTTTGCTGATGGCCTTCCGGTGGCTACCCAAGGTTTTAACTTTGCACCATAAACTACTAGTACGGGATTGTCGTAGTTATCCTGTAAGTCTCTCAACTGAGAAACGATAGTTCTATTGCGACCAATACCAAGAATGGAACGAAAAAGGTCGTTAATTTCTTTAGCCTCAACACCCCAAGTACCCATAGCATAATCAGCACTCACCATTCTACATACTTTTACGTTATTTTCACCCATACGCATTAACAACTTGTTAATTACTTTTGGGTTTTCTCTATCATCTACTAGTAACATCCTACCATCCTAATGTATGGTAAACCTCATCCTCTAATATAATGATGTGTGAATTACAATCGCCACAGTACTTTTCTCTTGAAGTTTTTAGTGTCCAAGCGTTATGACATATAGTGCAGGCTTCCATTTCTTTTTCGGTTAAACTAATTAGGTTCATCATTTTTATACTCTCCTTGTACCGTCATCTCTCCAACAAGAACCTTTGCATCCTACGTTAGCGGATAGCCAAGAACAAGACGGTGGTTGTTCATGGTCTATGATAGAAAACAATTGCATCCTAGACATACTAGGTTTGAAATCTCTCCAATTTAATTTTTCGATAAAAGCAACTGCTTCATCAACTATCTTTCTTTTGTCTGCTGTACTCAATGTTTTTGGGTCTGCAAACAACCTAAGATTCTCAACTAGATGATAACCTAAAGCCAACCTAACAGGGTGTTTAGGGTTCTCATGCGTCATGGCCGAGGCTATACACGGAGGTATAGGTATTTGGCCGGAAGAAGTTATCTCACCGTGAAATACATTACTATGTAGGTCTTTAGGTATAGGGTTATTAGAAATCCATTTGACTATATCAAACTCGCTATCCACAGCCCTACCTCTAAATGGGTCATACACATCATACTCCCTGTTAGGAGTGGTAGGTATGTCGTAATTCAATGGGTCTTTAACAAAATCTAGCGTAGGTATATTTACAGCCCACTTACTTCTTTTTGTATTATATGTGTTGGGTATTCTTGTTAGTTTTTGTGGATGCCCTACGCCGTCTAAAGTAGCCAAATCACTAGCCACACTTCTCTCATACCTGTCTATATGCCTAGCAATACTTGTGCCGATTACGGGCCGCTTAAACATCTGATGTATATGAAATCCTCTACCTGTAAAGACAGTCCTTACATCACCGTCTAAACGAGATATGAGCGTGGCCACATCATTCTTTACATCATCCATAGAACCACCTTCCTCAATATCAAAATCCCACCATGCTCTATCCATAATGACGCTCTCAACGTCATATTTCCAAGGCCTAATAGGGTCTTTTCTTTGAAAAGCATACAAAGATGTGTAGCAAGATGCTTTACCATTTACTTTATCTATGTAGTCATCAAAAGTTTTACGAGAAAAGCATTGTGAACGGCGAAGCCCAATCTCTCTCGGAAACAGAAGCATAATAATCACTCTTCTTTTACCGCAAAAGTATAGGTAGCACCACAGGAGCAAGCCAATAAAGTCATGAGTTCAGGTTTGTGTCCTTCTTCTCCTGTTACTCTCCAAACTTCTTCCTCGCCTTCCCAAGCATCCATTTTACCGCACGTTTGACATATAATTTCCGGTTTATTCATCTATATTCCACTCCTTAATGCCGTTGAGTTCCGCCTCACAATCTAGTGAAAAATCACACCACATTGGACAGAAGTAATCATTCCAATTCATAGGCCACTGTTGGGATGTGAGAGACTCAATAGTGTCATATAATGATTCCTCAAATATTTTATACGACCTCTCTCTAAACGGCTCTAAAAGAGCAAAGCCCTTCTCAGCACCAAGCCACATAGTCTTACCTCTCTTAGCACCCTCTAGTAATAATTTATCTTCCGCGTCGTATTCATAATCAGGGGTGATATATAAGAAATGTGATACATCTTCGTAATCTAACTTTCTCAACAACCTAGTATAGTACACTAATTCTTTTCTAGTCCTACCTAGTTTACCCATATTCATTTTACCTGTCTTTAATTCAACTAAGATTAGTTTACCTGTTTCGGGATGCTTTAGTACACCATCTATAAGACCGACCCATACAATAGGTTGCCCATTCAGTACTTCGTAGACTTCATGCTTAACTTCTGCCTCTACTACCTCGAATCCACCCATGTCATGTGCTATCTGATGCAATAGAATATTTAATGAATCAACCCCATCATCGTCTGCTACACCTTCTTGTTTCGCCGCTTCCATCAGCACGTCTGCACCGTCTAATAAACCTCTCTCCATAACATTATGTATGGCAACACCACGAATCATTTCTTCTGTTGGTGGTATAGTAGGTATATCTGCTATATATCTCCAATAGAATTGTCGTGGACACATCTTGTATGTCATAAACGATGACTTACTAACTCTTAGTGAGCCTTCATCAGCAGGGTTATAAGAAGAAAGCATAGTTTCACTCTTCTTCTCTTGTTATTCCGTTATCCCAATCATCAATAGACATTTGGTTTGTGTCAAACAAACCTTCACCGCATGACGGACAAACATCTTCTAGTGGTATGTTAGGTAGTATAGGCCTGATAACTTCTTCGTTACATGACGGACAGACTACTCTATCCATTTTACCCATGTCGTCTAATAAATTATAGAACATCATCTGTAATTTCATCATATCATTACCCATAAACTGAATAACCTTTACCGTTTCTTTCATAAACATCTCTAAATCGTCGTCTTTCATATCTCTTTCACCTTTGTATTACCGTTATAAACTTTACACCCAACTCATATCTGCTAGTCCATTCCTAGCATTCTCTATGGGTTGAGTACTCCATCCTGCCAAATCAAAGTATGGCTTTATTTTTTTTATGACAAATCTATCCACCATAACCTTAGTACCTACGGTTTCTATACCTTCGACATCCTTTGGGTTATCGAATGCTATATACTTACCATCTTCATTTAAGGTAACTAAAAAGAATGAGCCTTTTCTATATCCTTTACCTAGATATTCGTTAGCCCAAGCCGCACCTGCTGATGAGCCGGACAGTACTTTGTATTGGCTTATATCTCTCTCTAATTTACCCTTCATACATAGGTCTATTGGGTCTGTTTCTCCCTTGATTACCGAATCCACCATAGTAGATAATCTATCAGTTACAGCAGTCTCTTGTTCATTAGTTAATATTCCGGTAATAGTATCTAACATAGCGGCTTTCATAACAGGGGGCATTCTGCTTTGTTTCATCTCAATACCTTTAACGTAAATGTTTGGTTCGTGATACTCACCATCAGTCCAAGTAACCATACCTGTATATCTATTCTTAGCCACCATTATTATACGAGAACACCACTTTTCAAACTCGGTTACGATAGGGTACATCTTATCATTAATTAACCCTAACTTTTCTAACCCTTCTTCGGGAGTAGGTATAACACAGAATACAGAATCAGTATGTCCATAAATGACATCAAACCCTGCCTCTCTAGCATTTTCCATAAGTTGCCCTAGTGTTTCTCTTGAAGTGTATGTGATAGCCGCCGCTATTTCGGGATGATACATACCGTACTTAGCATCTCCCGCTACACCATACATAGAGGCAACTAGAGTCTTAGCGGCAAACTGCATACAATCCCATTTCTTTTTCTCATCACCTTCAGTCATAATCATCTTCATTTTAAACTCATTTCTAAACGTAGTCATCAGTTCCATTTGTCTAACTAACAAACCTTTCTCACCCTGTTTAAACTTAGAGCCGTTACCGCAGTCCACACCTTCGGGGTCTAAACTATCCCAACTAATATTATACTTAGCGGCATTAGAGTGGTACATAGCACGTATGTCTAAGATACCTACGTTGTCGTACACCCCTGCTTCCACCTTGAGAATCTCAGCACCTTCATAATCCACCTTAGAAAATTGTGGTTGAGTAGGTATCTTTCTATCAAAGTCTTTATCTCTTAAAACTAAGTTAGTAAACATCTTAGTTATGAATGGGGTACTCTTAATCTCACATTGTACTATGTGTTGTAGAGCCGTATAGTAATCTAAGGCATTTACTGCATCATCTAACTTAGGTAGTAGTCTCACATCTTGTCTACAATAGTGTATGTATAAATCTCTATCTTCGTACCAAGATTCATCGTGTCCTTTCTCTAATTCTACTTTCTTTTCTCCTAATATTTCTTCTGCTACATCGTTTAGTTTGTAAGAAGGTAGTTTTCCATTCTTCATTTCCCATAGTTTAGAAACAGCAAGCATCAAGTCTATACAATTCCTACCTACTATTGGTTGTTCCCAATCACCATACTCGTACCTTAACCTCCTAAGTGGTGATAGGGCGTATGAGGGTAGCCCACACGCTCTAGTACGCTCGACTATCTGTTTTATGTCAGCACCTACTACATACCACCCTGTAATAATATCGGGGTCGCAATTCTTTAGTATTCTCATAAAGTGTATGAGCATAGAACGCTCATTAGGAAACGCCATAGCGGGAGTTTCATATTTGTATTCACCTAATTCGGAATAAGGTACACCTTCCCCATCCTTCAAACCTCGCTCCGCAAGCGTCGCCTCAACAAACCACACATATTCTTTTCCGGTAAAATTATCATAGGCTACAATAACTCTCATGTGTCCTGTCGTTGGCGACCATTCACAATCGAGATACCAAGTTCTATGTTTGTAGTTAGGTATAGGTTCGTTACCATCATTAATATAATCACAAAGAACTTTGTTAGTGTAAGGTACGTTAGCCTCCCATGTCGACCCTGCGTAAGACAGTTGTCTTACATCATGAGGGGTAGAACAATAAACTTTAGTTAAAGATTCTCCATACAGACCTGTATAACCTGCTTCGGTTCTAACTGCTTCCGCTACGTATGGTACATTTTCATCTTCCATGTAGCAGTAAGGCCAATAACCTGTAATAGTTTTCTCGTATCTTTTACCGTCTTTATCTCTAGCCCTTATGAGAACATTTCTCCCATTCGTCTTTTCGACTATCATTCTACATCATGCCTAAACATCTTAAGGTCATTACAATGTTCACACTCATATATTTCTGCGTTGTCTATATGTTCCACGAAAACCCAAGAGAAAGTTGCACCGCATCTTTCACATGAAGGCCATCGTTGTGTGTAGTTAACCATATCAATTCACCTTTCTTGCGCCCCTACTACGGGTATCAATGTTGTGGCGGCGTAGCCAATTATTAATACACATTGGCGTAACGCCACATTCAATAGCAATAGTCTGCATATTTTTACCATGCTTTACATATTGTGCATTCAGCCACTCATAATCTCTATACAATGGTTCTGCATCACTAGGTAAGATAGTAATAAATACATCATACCCATCAATCATTCTTTTGTTTTTCCCTAATTCTAAATCTGTCATTTCTAAATCCATTTAATCACCCCAAGTTACTCGCTTGGAAAATAAAGTCGCCATCACCTAATGTAATTAGCATTCTGATACCCTGTCCTTCGGGCCTAAAGTCAAAGAAGTGTACGCTTGCTGTGCCTGTTAACTCTTTAAAAACATACTCTAAACCACCCATATAAACTGCCTCGAAAACAGCCTGTGGTTGTGGGTCTATTTGAGAGATAGTTTTACCTTTAAGATTCTTACCTACTTCCACACATAATCCTCTCTCATCAGAAGTTACTGTGTATAGGTTGTATCTTTGGTTGTTCATATTATCACACCTAAATGCTTCATACAAAGTGGTAGTGTCTATGTCTAACCAAGAGGCGAAAGGTTTTCTTTTACCTCCACTATTCAATTGATAAGTAATATCTTGTAGGTCTATCTTAGTAGCCAACCTTACAGACTTGGCCTCCCACTCATTAACATTAGAAGATGTATGAGGAAACGCTAAAGCCTTATCGGATGAAGTCATAGTAGTTTGTTTGTTAGATGATTTTAAGATAATTTTATCCTCACCAATTTCTAACGTGATAGCATTACCATGATATTTCAAAGCACCTAAGAAAGCATCTATATCAGATATAGCAAAATCTCCTGTGCCGGAACAAGGTATAGATAATAATGTCAATGACGACAAGCCATCCTTAACAAGAGAGCAGGCAGTAAGTCTACTACCTACTGCTCTCATCATCAAAGAATGAACCTGTGGCATTACTTTACCGGAAACATTTTGTTTCCTTTGAGACAAAGTTAGTAACCACGTTAAGGAGTTACTATCAACAGTAATCATATAATCACTCCATGAAAGGTAATCCGAACCACTCTACATTACCGTTAGATACTTTGAGTATGTCATGCTTAGTACCGACTCTTTCTATGTTACTACCTTTCATCTCTTCGACAGTAGCACGTACAACCCACTCACCATCAGCGAGCGTCCTATCACCTTCTACTCCGGCGGCAGGGTCGGCCTTTTTCATAAACCTAGATAGGAATATCTGCTGAGAAAACTTTCTCATAGTACCTTTCTCCCATTCAGGTCTGAAACCAACAGTCATCAATACTTTCTTACCTGTACCGTCATCCATGAATTGTGATACGGCCTTTAGGTGGAAGGTGAAGTAAACTTTAGCCACGTTGAGGCTGTGTATTCTAGTTAGTACATTTCTATAAAGACGGTTACGCTCTCTCCATTCTTTCTGATTGAATGCACCATCTTCTGTCTCAATGACACCACGACTTAGTAGTGATGCCCTCATAGCGTGTTCACACCATTTAAGGAATGTAGAACCACCGTCGAAGATAACTCCACCAACTGATTCAGGGTCATTCTTAACTTTCTCAGCAAGTATATTAACGTACCATGAAGTCTTATCTAACAATGCTTTGTAATCTACGTTGTTATCAGAATCAAATATAGAATCATCTGTCTCATCGTGAAGAGGTAAAACTATTATGTTAGGGCAGTCAGGGAATACATGGTCTACCGTAGACTTAGCGGAGTTATCTACATCAAAGATATAGACATTCTTACCTGCCTCAATTTCTGTTCTTAAACAAGAAAGTGCCGTACCTGTCTTAGCAGTATTTTCGTGTCCAATAAATGCACATCTATGAGTAATAGAGTTTGTTCTATTGTTCTCAAACAGGTCTTTGTAATAACCTTCATCGAACCTATTTACAGGTTCGGCAGTCTGTTTTTTAGTCGTAGGTGTTGCTTGTGTTCCCCATGCGCTCATATATATTCCTCTCATTACTAGGGTTATAAACTTTCAGTAAGTATTGCCGCATCAGTCATAAGAAGTAATGCCGCTACACTAACCGCAGATTCTAAACTGTTAATTGTTACCTGTGCGGGGTCAATAACCCCATCATCAAATGCGTTTCTAACATCAGTAGTTTTACCGCAAATATATTGACCGTATTTATTTATAGGTATCTCGCCTGTATTATTACCTGCGTTCTCTATTATCGCAGTTATGGGTGCTTCTAACCCAAGACAAAATAATTTTCCAATGTGTCTTGATACATCTTCGGGGTAGGGGGTTAGGCTCATTTGAGCGAAGTATAATGCTGAACCTCCACCTGCTACCACACCACCATTCATAGCCAAACGACAAGCATTTACTGCGTCATCCACACGTTCTTTTCTTTCTAGTTGTTCGACCTCAGATTTACCACCGACATATATCTTAGATATACCATTAGTCAATCTTGATATACGATTGTTATAGTATTGTTGCATCCAATCATTAGTTGCTTCTTCTTCATAAGAAGCCAAAGAATCTAGGTGTTCGTTTAATTCATCAGACGACTCTCCACTCGCTGTAATTATAGTAGTCAAAGCAGAAGCCTGTATTTTATCACATGAGCCTACATCAAATGAAGTTAGTTTAGTGATAGATTCTCCTAGAGAAGTCTTGAACAAATTACTTTTAGTAACTAATGCTATATCTTCCAACCATGCTTGTTGTTCGTCGGGCATACCCGATGGCTTAACTAATAATGCACTTATTTTACCCTGTGCTATATTGACTAAAAGATTCTGTAACGCTTGATGATTAAAGTCGGTGCAGAATATAGCAATAGGTTTGTTGTCTTTGACTGCTAACTCTAAAGCAGGTATCAAAGCATTGAACGTCTCAATCCTTTCGGTTGTTACTATAACCATAGGATTATCTAAGATGCACCTAGCCTTCGGGCTGTTTATCATAACATTATGTGCGTAGCCCGATAGAACCTCTAACCCCTGCACATCTTCTGTGTATGTTTCAAAGGTAGGGCTTTTTTCTATGGTAACAGTACCTTTGCTACCTGTCTTAGCAACTACATCTGCTATTAATTTACCCAACGATGGGTCATTGTTAGCGGCGATAGTAGCCACATCTTCGATAGAGAAGTCATCAGTCTTAGTCGCATTAAGGAAATGTATTGTTTCTTCTAAGAAGTGAGCCAAAGCATCTCTAATAACAATAGGACTCACACCTTGTTCTATCAAGGTAAGAGAACCATTACACAAAGCCTGTGCTATAAGCGTAGCAGTAGTAGTACCGTCTCCCGACTTCTCCTGTGCTTCGCTAGCGACTTCTTTAAGTAAGTCTATACCCATTTGTACGTAAGGGTCTGCATCATTAATAGCCCTAGCAACAGTAACACCATCATTAAGAATGACAGGCATACCGTTAGGGTTCTGAATGATAACCGTTCTTGCATTCACCCCTAAAGTACCCTTGACTGCGTTAGCAACCTTATTCACACCTTTGAGTAATTTACTCTTTGCTTCCATTCCTGTTAATATTGTTTCCATAAAAATACCTCATATAAAATCGTCATGCACGTCTCGGTCGTAGTATTCTTCTCCACCTATATAGTAAGGTACTTCCTCACCATCAAATGCTAAGATGTCAGAATAATGCAGACAAACCTTGCCGTCATCCAATGTCATTTCTATTTTATCACCATTGAATAGTACGGTGTCTCCGCACCCTATTTCTAAGGGTACGAGAGAACCTATACTATCAATAACATATTCTTTTGCGGTAATAAGACCCGATGTACTGATTGTTTCAGCCATCTTAAGGATAACGTATTCTCCTACTGCCTTCATTGTTCCCACCCGTCGTTTTCCACGACAGGCTCGACCATCTGAGGGATGACATCGAAAGCATACCAACCATTGACTGATAATCTATCTTCGCCTTCTCTACTTCTCCAAGCCCCACCTAGTAGTAGCATCTTTGTTCCTACTGCAAAGTCAATTTCTTCATCACAATATACATCTACTGTACCTGCCATAGATGTCATGTCTGTATCAGCACAAACTAAGATATACCCACCTTTGTCTCTTGGGTCGATATGTATTACTTCGGTAATAACAGCGCAGTTTCTATCCCACCAACCGTCTTTACCATTGTATGTGTCGTAGTATGTACCTAATTCAGATAGTCCGGCTAGAAGATTCTCTTCGCCAATCAGACCACCTATGATGTCAGTAGGCGCACCTTGAAATAAGTCGGCCAAAGAAGCATCAACAGTATGTACTGAGACATCTGCGTTTAAGTAGCATCTATCATTTTTGCCACCCTTCATAGGTATAGTTAATGGAGTGAATGACGGGTATTGTCTGTCAGCCGCCGCACCATTACCACTTACTTTAAGTATTTTTAAGGAATCATTAGTACCTTGTTTTCGACCAAAGAATAATGATGTTCTTTCTCTCTCATCTTGAGGTCGAGCCGCACCGTATTTGAAGTTAGCATCACCGGATGGGAATGTTGGGTTATTCTTATCCCATACTACAAAGAAATGTGTGTTACCATTAAGCATCATCGTGTGCTTTGGTAGAGAACCTACATCACTTTCAGTACCCATACCGAACATTTCTGCCGCCAATCTTGTGTACGTTCCGTCATTGTTATCTTCAAAGACAACAACCGCACCACTGTCAATCAGTACTTGGCGTACATCATCAGTAGCAGTCATAAGTTGATTCTTCATCTTATTGTATAGTATTTTACCCCACTCTTTAGGTCTTGGTACAGAAATAAACATACCCTCGAAAACATCCGAGCCTGTTCTTCGTAGTCTAGCAGATTCAGAAGAGATTTGTCGCCCTGCGACTCTTAGTGCGAGTACCGCACAATCTTCATCAGAACGGCCTGCATTTCTCCATGCACCCCCTTGTTCTACAAGGACTTCATCAGCCCTACTTTGCACCACATCGGGTGCTACGTTCAGCGTTTTAGCAATATTTTCTAGCATTTGGTTACTCATTTTTTGTACCTCAGTTATTCTTGTCTCGTCCCTAATACGGTTATAAAGAATGCGGTTGCATCAACATTCTCAAGAAATTACCCTTGACAATATCTTCATCAATCCCACTCATCAAATCCCTTTCGGCTGTTATAGCCGCATCAATGACTGTCATTTTGCCGTTGCTAGTAGCATCGGACTCTATTGCGTAATCAAATACGCTTCTTATGGTCTGCTTTACATCGTTCTTACCGAACAACTTCATAGCATTAGTGAAATCTTTCTCACGAAAACATAGAGTTAATAGAAACTTACTATCAAACTCTTTTACCATTAAACTATGTAGGAATGCTTTACCTTTCTGTTCGCCTAATGAGTCGTAAGCCTGCAAAGCATTGATAGCATTCCTTAAGTCGCCATTATGTGCTTCACAAATCATACGCAATTCTCCATCAGTTATAGAAACGCTCTCATATACAGCGATATATTGTAATCTCTCGAACATTTCATCTATCTCTATCGGTCTAAACTCTAATGTCCTACATCTTGAACGTAAGTAAGGACTTACTTTTTCGATATTATTACAAGTAAGAATGAAAAGACCTTGGGCATTCTCTATTACACCCTTCAAAGCACCCTGTGCTTCGGGTGTTAATTGGTCTGCTTCGTCTAGTAGTATGTATTGTTTATAGTTGCCGGAACGTGTCAAGGGCAATAACTCTTCTTCAACAAATGCTATGCCTCTAGTTTTCTTAGATGAAGCATTGAATATATGTAAGGGGTAGCCGAAATGATTAGCGATAACGTGGGCGTAAGTGGTTT